GTAAAAACTGCGTATGAGTCAGGTAAGCCAAAACCACTATGAGCAACTGTCATGTAGCGAGGATCATTAATTAAATGAGATGCTAAAGTAGAAACCGCATTAGAAGTATAAGCATCTTCACTGTCAGTATACAGATACTCTCTAATAACCCTTCCATTGTTTGCTACAAAGATTGTAGCCCCATCAATTGGAACAGGTAAGACATGAGCAGCACCATAAGGTGTTTGTTTTCTAATCTGTGCATTTGTTGGAGTAATTGCTTGGTTTAAGAATGTAGGAATATAAATCTCAGAAGATGCAGTAAACACTTGCAAGTCACGGTTAGAGACCAAGTATCTAATTTCGTTTACATCCCCAGTAGCAGCGACCAAAGCAATTGAATCATCATCAGCCGCATCTCCTACATCGTAGTTAAAGAAGCGTCCAATCTTGCTCATCCAAACAGAGTCAGGTTCAGCAATCGTACCGCCAAAGACCAATCTGTTTTCATGGAAGGTAACAGCCGCAGGGTATCCTCGAACAGCAGACCAAGACTGTTCATCCCAATCTACGGTAGCAGCGTGAGTTGTCACATTAACAATCCCACCACCATCCTCAGAACTAGAGGCAGAGCCGCCAGCCGTATAGGTGTAAGTGTTGTCATCAATAATGTCGCCTACGGTAAAGCTGCCGTTGATATTACCACTGTTGATACCGCCAGTTGGAGCAGCATCAGAAATAACAATAGCCTCACCGCCAGCATAGCCGTGACTGATTTGTGTAACCTCTACAACATCACTGCCATCTGAAGTTCTTAGAGGATTAAGAACAGCCAACCTAATCTTTAACTCATCAGTAACCGTACCGCTTACCTGAGTAGCAGAAGTGTACCCAGTAATTTTAATCTCAGCCTCACCATATCTTATTATCGAACCAACATGAGCAGCTACCCAGTAATTTGCACTTGTAGTTAGCGTGATAGAGCCAGTTGTTCCTGATGGATCAAGCGTTACGCCTTGAGATTGAAAGCGTGTATACGGTTGATAGGTTTTATTTCCATCAAGCCGCGTATCAAAAGTAAACACACTTATCTCAAACGAAGTCAGCGACGTGCGAGTTAGCATCCGTGGAGCAAAGAGGGGATGGCAGATAAACATAACATCGCCATATTGTGCAGATGTATATTCTTGTAAGTAGTCCTCATCAAATGGCAGACTATTAGTGTCGGTATCTTGAGTGATTGTTGATACAAGAGTAACGCTACCGTCAGTGAGCAATCTAAAGCAGCGTACCTTACCATCCTCTACGGAAATAACATACTCTTCGTTCTCATCGAACACGAAACGAAATAAGTGAGATTGATCTGTACCAACCCCACTTAGACTGTAGTTATAAATATGCTTGAGGCCGTATCGTTTTCTTACAGACCCTTCAGCCATAACAACCATATTCTCTAGCTGTTGCGCTGATTGAGCATAGACAGCAGAGTCAGTCCTCATAACTAATGAGTCACTTACTTCGCCATACTGAAAGCTGCTAATTGGTACTCTTATTCTTTGCATTAGCTGCGCCTTTCAGCAATGAACCTCGATGTGTTTAGCTTGCGTGTTGTCTGCTGTTGAGAGTGCAGACGACGAGCCTGACGCATTTGATAATCTGCCTTCTGCTCCATCAGAGAAGAAAGGCTTGAGTCTCGAGCAACCGATATAGCTAGAACTCCAGCCATCATATACTCTACGGCAGTCGTAAAGTAAGGAGGCCAAGTAGACTCATCAGCGCGGAATACATAATCAGCAACAACCTCGGATGTATCAGATTCATTGCAAAAAGCTTTTAATCCGTAGAGGTCATACTTAATTGGAACCTCGTTTACTGTAATCGCAGAAAGCATAATCAACTCAGAAGGTAATTGATACGCTGCCTCCCAACGACCAGTTGGTTTATCTGCTAATCTTGCCAAGACCTGTTGGTCTGTAGCAAAACGCCAACGTGAGTTAGTCAAAGCAGAACGCGCCATGTCTTCATACATAGCCGAGCTAACTGATGCTTCGGCTGTGCCATCTTCAAATGATTGAATCGCGTCACCACCGATCAGGAGAGATGCGCGAGAACATATTTTAATTGGTGTGTTTGCTACTGTTGGCATAGTAGTATGGGGGCCGAAGCCCCCATCCTTTCTTAGTCGCCGTCTGTTTCAGCGACAGCAGTGCCGTCTGAAACATCGACTACACTGCCAGTATTTGACAGAACGTTAACAAAGTTAGTTGTCGGCACGTTTGTATCACAAACAATAACAAGGTCACGAACAGCCAGCATATTCGCTGCGCTATTAAAATAACCCTCTGTGTTTACAGTCGCAATTGCGTCTGTAGTTGTGTACATCCACAAACTTCCGTTTGAGTCGCCGCCAATTCTAGCTAGTCCACTTGCTGCATAAGCCATTAATCAGTTTCCTTAGTTGTTATCCAAGACTTCATAGATGCCATCGTCATCAATAACGATTGCGCCCATGCTCATCATGGATGTGGTTAGGTGAGAAACTTTTTCTGCAATGTAGTTTACCTCAGTTTGAACATCAGCATTGATGCCCAAGCCAACAGAGCTTGTGTGGTAAGCAAAGTTTTTACCACCAGCTACAGCAGACGTTGAGAAGATCTTGAAGCCCAAGAACTCTTTCATTGTCATACCGCCAGCAAACGGCAGGTTTTGAGGTCCAACATAGTCAGAAGATGCAAACTCATTGATTGCAAACAAGTCAGCAAAACCAGTAGGTGACATTGCTAAGTAGCGCTGTCCGTCTTCTGGAATGTCTGCTGCACCGAATGTTGAGAACAATGTTAACAAGTCAGCTTTCTCAAGAGCAGAGCCAGTATCGTGGATCTGAGTTGAGTTAGCACCTGCATCCATTGCAGCGATAAGGATTTCATCAGTCTTGCGACCTAGAGCAGCAGCAGCAGATTGTGCAACAGCTTGACGCTCATTGATGTTAATCTTTAACTCATCCAGCTTATCGATGTACTCTGGTGCATAGTAGTCAGCCATTGTGACTTCGACGTTTGTATGCGCCAACTCCATTGGAGTTACGTTACCGTTGCGGGATTTAGTATTTGCAGTGCCTTTACCAATTACTTGGAATCGTGCAACCGAGCCAGACACATTGGACGAACGAACTGTGTTCCGTAGCTTGGAACCCATACGTTGGTATGCCATGTGAACTTCTGTCTCGAACTGCTTGATGAAGGCTTGGTCAATTGTATTAGCCATTTTTTCAGTCCTATTGAAGATTCAGTTTGCTACAGGTATCCACACTCTCACTTCGACTCGGGTGTCCCAATAGGGGCCGATCAGTGCATTATGGGCCGCAATGCGCCATCATAAACATTTTTTTCTTGAGGATTACAACGCACAAAATCAACATATTTATGCTCTCCGACGATTGAAACGCCTATTGCTTCAAAGTTTAGCCATGCTGCCCAATCTATAATAAACTCAAAATCAGCATTTACTGTCATAGATAAGCCATCATAAGATTTATCAAAGAAGGCAACTAGCATCTTTGATCCACGCGCCATAGCGTGAAAGTTTTCCTTAATCTTATCGGAGAACATAGCAAACATTTGTGGGCAATCTTGGTCTTCATCGAACCAAAGACCACCGACCATAGTAAATGACTCACCTTCTTTGCGACAAATATAACACTCTGATGTTTCGTACATCTCAGTCAAAGCTTGCCTTACGTCAAGGTGACCTAGTATTGCCAACTCGCGTCTGTTCTCTTTGCTAAGATGTGTAGCTACTTCATCTACATGATCCAAAGTAAAAGGGGTAAGATAGAACTTACCCCTTCTTAGTATCTTAACCTCGGTAGATTTGCTGGAAACCTTCCGTGACTTCTTTGATGAAGTGAGGGTCTTTGTCTTTCCAGTATCTCGGATCATTCATCATCTCCCGAAGCTCACGCTCTGACGTTTGCGCTGCTGGTTGTGTATTACCAGAAAAGTTTCCATCCTTCATAGCTTCTTGAATTGCCTCAAGAGCAAGGATGCCTGAGTGATCTTCACACATTCTCTCAATAGCTGGCAATGCCTCTTCTGGAAAAAACTTGTTTGCAAACGCAGACGCAGCTTCAATTCGTGCATCACCATTGTCTCCAAGCTTTGCAGACTCAGCCTCAAGATCGGGTTGACCACCCATGACAGCTTGACAATACATCTCGATACCTTGCTGGCACTCT